GTCTTTATCTTTAATACTTTCAGGTGTTATATCACCACCCGTATCACCACCTTCAGGTGCTCCACCAATATCACCACCAGTATCTGCAGCCTCACCACCTAAGTCTCCACCTAAATCACCACCTAAGTCTCCACCTAAATCACCACCTCCGAAGTCAGAACCTCCACCACCAAATCCAGTGTCAGCAGGTTCAGTAGTTTCTCCTTCAGGTGCACCACCTTCACCAGGTTTGTTTCCGTATAACTTATCGATGTTTGCAAAGATACCTGTCTTAGAAATAACTTCAGGTGTTTTTTCAAGTTCAGAAGCAACTGCTTTCTCAATACGTTGTTGTTGAATGTCTAATTTAATTTCTTCATCTGAGAATCCAAGAATATGTTTCTTAGCCCATGATGATGAAACAGGTTGAATACCGTTTCCTGGGTCAGAAACCGCATCTCTATATAATTGAATCTTAGTTTGCCACTGCTCAACTTTAAGTAAGTCTGCTTGAGTTGATGGGTTAGTTAAACCTAATGTAAAGTTATTTAACTCATCTTCAAAACCTAATAAGTATAAGTGAATGATGGCAATCTTATTTAACTCTTGTATCATAGATTTTTGGATTCTATTGATTGTTCGAGCAAAACGAATGTCTTGTAATGCCAAGTTTTTACCGTCACCAACAACCTCCTCAAAACCTAAGAATGCCTTTGGTACACGAAGTGCTGTTAATAATTTCTTTTGGATATATTCAATATCGGCAATCTCTGATAAGTTCTGTGCACCTGGTAAAGTGTCGATAGGGTTTGGAGCGTTAGGGTCACGAACAGGGATAAAGTAATCTTGGTCTACCGCCATTTGGTTATATCTTAAGTCAATATTACCATTATTTGGGTCAGCAATTTGGTCACGTTTGAACTTATTGGCAACTCTTTGTACATACGGTTCAACATCTTTATCGTCCATGTTACCCACGAATACTTTAAACACCCTTCTTTCAGGTGCTCTCGATGTTCTATAGATTAACATAGCATCTTCAGAAAGGATAAGTTGTTTCCAAATTCTTCTACCTTTCTCCAACATAGATGTACCATAAGGAAGTTTACGGTCATCACCTAATAATCTAAAGTGAGCGACCTCCCACGTATTAAATGCCAAATCTTTATTTTGCCATAAAAACTTAAGTGAGTCATTGTCAGTATCAGATGAATTCCTTTCGGGCTTAATCTTCATACCTCTTTCTTGACGAGTAATCTCAATGTTTGGTAATTGTTGAGCACCCATCACACCTTTTTCAGGGTCTAATTTGAGGTAGACAAAATTATCCCCATATTTACAAGTATTTCTTGTCCACATAGGAAGATTAGTAGAGATATCAAGTCTATTGTTGAATAGGTCAGCAAGGACTGATTTAATTCGTTTGCTTTCTGAATAAATTTGTAATACATATCCGTCTTCATTTGTTGTTGTTGATTCTTCTGAGTAAATGTCAAGGGCTGCAGAAATCTCAGGAGTATACTCCATACTCTCATAATCATAAAAAGACGCCAGTCTTGTTGGTTCATAATAAACAGCTTGAGTGTATAAGTTGTTCTCAATCTTCTGCCATTGTTGACCAAGATATAAAGTTTGTTGTGCTTGTAACTTCTCCCTTTCGTATTCTTGCTTGTTCGGTGTTTTTAAAAGTTCTTTCTTATCAAACTTAAAAACAGGGGCTTGTTGGTCCAATGTTGAATCGGGACCGAATACCTTAGTAAGACGTTGCCATATTGTATAATTTTCTGCCATGCTCCTTTTTTAGATAAATAGTAACATTATTTGAATTAAACTAAATAATTAAAATCTTCCAAATAACCACGAGTTGTTTTGATAATCCTGTTTCGTGGCTTCACGGTTTATCCTATGGTGATTAACCCCACCAGGTAATACAGGTACACCTGGATTAAAATCATTAGATGTATTCTTAACTGGTGTTTCATTAACCATCCAACTTTCCATCATGGCTTTAGTTTGTTCGGTAACTTTCTCTAATTGTGTAAATGAATTCTCACCCACATAAATTGCCATAGCAATTGCCATGATAAGGTCATCGTGTTGACCCTTTTGGTGGTCAGGTCTACCATTGACATAGACAAAGGTATTTAACTCGTTTAAAAGTCTTGTAGAACGAATTGCAAAGTTGTGTCTTAAGGACTCCTCAAAGGCAGCAACAATCTGAACACGTTTACTGTTAAAGTTCAAACCTGGTATCTTTTCATTTACCTTTGGATTATACTTCCATTTATCAGCGGCGTTTACTCCTTCAACATATAAATTTTTATAGTTCATTTCTTGAAGTTTACGTGATGTGGAAACACCCATACCACCAGTGATATCGATAACAATAAATGCGTTATACATTGTAGCCCATTTAAATGCAATTTCAGCAACAACGTCAGGTGGTACCTTACCTAAGTATTCCAATACCTGTTCCCTTTCGTCAAAGTCTATAATTGTAAATGTCGTGAAATCCTCACTATCACCACGAGAAACGTCAATACCCATAATGTATTTATGACCTTGAATAGGTTCTTTCCATTGCCATAAGGCACCTCCCATAAATTTATTTTCAGGTTTTCTTATAAATTTTTCTTTAATAACTTCAATCGTTTCATTTGGGATAACGTTATCCCCTGAACCCAAGAAGTTACATTCCAATTCCTGTGCGATTTTTCTTCTATCGAATTTAAGTTTCTTAGCCATACCTTCGAACCATGAAGAATAAGCTTTGTATCCATCTAATAATTTTTCTTTAATCTCCACATAGTTCCTTTCACGAGGATGTACGTTAGAATAATCTATAGTAATTTCACTGTCGTTATAATCCTCACGGTTTAGTAAATAATGAACTATGTCTTTACACTTAATGAGTTTGAAGTCCTTCGCATAACGAGGGTCACGATACCAAAACATTTCAGTTATTTTGAAATCGTTCATACCTCTTAAAGCTTGGTCGTAAATGGTATAATAGATAGGGTCAAATCCGTTAGGGGTAGATATTACAATTACTTTACCACCTGTAGAAAGTGATGCCATACACGCAGACCAGAAGTCATCATCCGCATCAATAAAGGCTGCCTCATCAAAAATAAGGATTGTAGGGGTATAACCACGAAGTGCATCTTTTGATGTTGCAACGGCTTTTACCTCACATCCATTTGATAGTTTGAAATGTCGTTGTGAATTTTTCTCTACAGAAAATGTGATACCAAACCATGCTGGCCATTGGTCAACAAAAGACCTAACCTTATTTGCAAACTCCATTGAGGTATCCAATTTGTTTGCAATGATTAGAATTTTCTCAGGTTTCTTTTTAGAGGCTGTAACCAACTTTTTAGATGACCACGCAGCAGTAACTGTTGATACACCCGCTTGACGATACTTTAAGGCGATATTTTCCTCATAAGTGTCGTAATCATTAATAAGATTAATTTGGTCAGGAAATAATTCTAACGGAACGTATTGTGATTGAGTGTTATCGTAAGTTTGTAGATAGGTTTTTAATGCGTAAGGAGTATCTTTTACACATTTGGCATATTCCAATAAAGCTTGTTCACGTGATAAACCCATCTATACATAATAATTCTATTTTATGATAAAGAAATACCTAAATCACCCAAGAAACCTGCAAGACCGTCATCATCATCGTCCTCATCGTCATCATCAAATTGAGACATCGCATCTTCATAATCTTCAGCTTTCAACTCTTCAATGATTTCATCAACCATATTGGACACAATCTTCTTTCCTTCATCTGAACCTGATAAAATCATCTTAGCAACCTCAAAAAATTCTTCAGTTGTAAGTGCTGAGAAACGAGAGAATAAATAATTTTGAATTTCTCTCATATCGTCTTCATATAACTTATCAGGATATGCTTGAGTAAACTTTTCCCAAATAACAGGTCCTAAACGTAAATCCCATATCTCATAAGGTAGAGTATCTGTTTGACTCATTACCATATCTGCGGCTTTAGGGTCGTCAGGTAATCCTTGAGTACCCATTACCTCATATACACCCTTCACAAGTTCGTGAACCAAAATAGGGAAGAATAATCCCTTGGCTTTAATTGTTGGTGGGTCAGTAGTTTCGTCAACTTCTTCTTTACCTTCCATACCTTGTCCACTTTGTGCTGCGTTCATAACCATTTGGTCAGGTAAAATCCAATACAATAAATCATTAATAGACATTAACACACCATAAAGATTTAACAACTCAGGGTTAATGGTGTTTAATTGTTCTTCAACTAAGTGGAACATGTAATGTCCTTTTTTAGACGCTCCCTGAATTAGTGAGTTAATAAAACGTCTTTTAGCTTTTTCTAAATCAAACATTTCAAAAGCAGCCATGAAGTTTTCTAAATCATCTTCAGCTTCATCTTCAGAAACACCAAATTGTTCAACAACATCTTCATCATCCAATTCTTCTGAGTCTGTTTTCATACCCGACATATCAATTTGTCCTGGCATAGATGTTAACTCCACATCGTATTGGAAGGCATCGTCAGGTAGTGACATTTCTTGTTTTACTAAATCAACAGCCAATTGTTCCAAATAACCTTCGTTGTTTGATTCAATCTGTTTTACCTTTTGAACCGCTTGCATCATCATCATTTGCAAGTTCATAAGTTGATTTTGACTGACCTCTTGAACACCAGTGTATCTTTTTACCTTTTCAACAACATCCTTAAATCTTTTAGAAGCAATAAGTTGTTCAAATGAATTATCAAATTCATCATCATCTTTACGAGGTAATGCAGGGTTATCAGACATTGGCGTCTCACCCTTCTCTAATTTTGACTGAATTCCTGGGTCCATTCTTTCAGGACCATCATATTCGATTTGTTCTTTTACGTTCTTACTCATCTCTAAATGTAATATTTAAGTTGTCAAATTTAAGAAAACTTGGTATCTCAACTTCACCACTAGCCTTAGGAGCTGGCTTATGTTTTGGTTTATAAGGACTCTTTCTATCAGGTTTTGTACGTGTAGGAGTTTTAACAGGTGCTTCTTTAGTACCTGGTGACATTTCCAATAAATCTTTCTTCGTCATAGTAGGTTTCTTGTAATTCTTAATCAAAGATACAATACTTTCTTCTATTTGTCTAACTCCCTTTTCAAAAGATTCATTTTGTGTCTTAACGTCACTAACACATCTTTCAAACTTTTCTTTCTCTTTTCTAGTACGGTCTTCCTCTTTTTTACCTTCAAGACCTAAAGAAGATGTACAAACCGCCCAAGGATTATATTTTTCTTTTTTCTTTTTCTTACCTTCAAACATACCTAATGTTGTAATAGGTGTTTTTATTTTTGATGGTTTCTTTTTAGATTCATCGATACCCATTCCA